AGGCGAGCGGTACGACATCGAGGACTACACGCCAGACGAGGACAGGGAGGAATTGTTCAAACAGATGCCCGTCTCGGTTGCCTTGGGTGCGATGGTTTTTTTTTATCGTTTAGGGAACGTATTAGCGCAACATACACTAAGCTCTTTGGCGAGACAGGCGAAGACGTCTACACAAGGGAAGCCCAGTTCGGGCAACGATGGGGATGGTATTCCAGCATCTACGCTTTGGCTTCAGGAGATGTCACAAAGTTTGAGGCAGTCACTCGATTACCTATTCATCAATGTTTGACCTACCTAAGTTTTGAAAAGGAGAAGAACGAAATTGAAATACAAAAGATAAAAGGATGAGAAGTTTTTACCAAGCCACCGAAAAGATTAACGAGTACCTCAGCAGCCATCCGTTGGTGAAAGTTGTGACCTTTGGGGATATATTTGATGTAGACCTAAACAAGCAGAGCATATTCCCTCTTGCTCACATTATGGTGAATCAGGCGACCTTTGCCGACCACGTAATCCGTTTCAACATTTCGGTAATGGCTATGGACATCGTGGATGAGACCAAGCAAGATTTGAGAGACCAAAACGAGCCTTTCTTCGGTGTGGACAATCAGCAGGATATTCTGAATACCACGCTTGCTATTCTCAACGGGTTGCAGTCGCAGTTGCGTCGTGGTACGTTGTACACAGAGAAGTACGAAATCGAAGGAGACGTTACCTGCGAGCCATTCACGGAGCGGTTCGAGAACTTGCTTACGGGATGGAACCTCACCTTTGACCTGATTGTACCTAACACCGAAATTAGTATCTGCTAATGCCACGTCAGGAGTTAGTCGAAGCCGTTCTTAATAAGTTCGCCAAGCGTGTAATTCAACAGGCGAGGCAGAATCTTACAAAGAAGAAAAAGAACAGCTCTAAGCAACTTTACGAATCGTTAGACTACGAACTATCAGTCGGGCCTAATTCGTTCTCCTTGACCTTTGAGATGGAGGATTACGGGGAGTTCCAGGACAAGGGCGTAAGTGGTGTCAAGCGTAAGTTCAACACGCCGTACAAATACACCAACAAGATGCCGCCACCCAAGGCATTTGCTCAATGGGTAGTCCGCAAGGGACTTGCTGGAGTACGAGGCAAGGATGGCAAGTTTATCCCACGCAAGTCGCTGCAATACCTTATCGCAAAGAGCGTGTTCAACAATGGCATCAAGCCGAGTTACTTTTTTAGCAATCCTTTCAAAGTGAACTTCAATAAACTACCAAAAGAATTAATAAGCGCATTTGGCCTTGGCCCAGATGACTTCCAAATGTTCGCAACGAATCCAAAGAATAAGTAATGGCTATACCCACCGCAACCTATCCCACGACTCCGCAGTTTGCGAGGTCGCCTATCTTTATTACGTTAACCAAGGGCACAGGAGGCACAGACGGCCTTATTGACGCAACCCTTACGTTGCGAATCTTTGCAGGGGATAGCACTACAAGCCCAGCGATTGACTACACGTTGTACAAGACGAGCATCAACGATGCGCCAATTACTTTTGAGATAAGCGAACTTATCCGTGAGAAGATTATTTCCGTCTTAAAGCAGTCGAGTACCAACTCGTATCAGAACGGAACTACGGAGGCCGTGTGGTGTAAGTTCTCCTTGTCCTCTAACTACGTCAACGGTGGAACGCCTGGCTCTGGCTTGATTGTAAACAACGCTTCGTGGTTAAATACGGATGGATGGTTGAGCTTCACGCAACATACGGGAACAACCACAGGCCGAATGGTGACCAACCGAACCTTGTACACGGCAGTAGGTAAGGACTACGTTCTATCAGCATACGCACCATCACGCATCTACTTCTTTTACCGCAATATCGGTGCATCTTGGACTAACGTGGCCAACTACACGCCAGGCACGACAAGCGCAAGCAGAATTGCTTATATTCCTTACGACCGAGTAAACGCATCTACCTTCTCTGGGCTTGGTCTAAACGAGACCTTTCAAGTAGGCTTCGGGCAGGACTCGGCAACGCCTTCGGTAGTATATACAGTGAGCGAGATTTGCGAACCGAAATATGACCCAGTACGACTCACGTTCGTAAACAAGTTCGGGGTAACTGACCACCTTACCTTTTTCAAGGTATCTACCGAAGACGCTACGTTTACCGAGGAGACGTATATGCCACAGTTGTCCGTAAGTGCAACCACCGCAGCCAGCGTGACTCAGGCTCTGCAATACCGCAAGTTTAACGTCAATAGCCGTGAGGTTATCACACTGAACACGGGTTGGGTAGATGAGAACTATGCCGATATTATCAAGGAGGTAATGCTATCGGAAAAGATTTCCTTGAATTACGAGGGGGTGGAGTTCACGGCTAACGTGGTGCGGGATTCGGTTCGTTATCAAAAGTCCATCAACGACCGCAACATCAACTACACGATGGCCTTTGAGATTGCTTGGGATATTCTAAACGACATCCGATGAACAAGGTAACCATCTTTCTTGGCGAGCAAGAATTGGACGTATTCCAAGACGAGGAGATTTCAATCAATCTTAGCGTTCAAAACATCCAAGACATAAGCAAGGTCTTCACCGACTTTACTCAGGGCTTCTCTGTTCCCGCCTCGCCCCGTAACAATACCATCTTCGAACACTACTACCGAACCGACATCGTAGGTGGTGCAGACTTCCGAGTAAGGCCAGAGGGACGCATTGAAATCAACGGCTTGGTATTTCGGTACGGGGTTATCGAACTGGAAGGAGTGCAGATGCAAAAAAATGCACCATACGCCTACGACATCACCTTTTACGGCCAACTTGTAAACCTTACCGACCTATTCGGGGAGGACTACCTGTACGACCTTGACCTATCGGCATACAACCACGACTACGACCAAGCAACAATCCATTCAGGATTAACAGGAGCGAGCATTCATTCAGGGGTAATTATCTATCCACTTATTACGGCACAAGACGTGTGGTTTTACGAGTCAGACTCGACCAACTCAGACCCGAATAACATTTATTGGCACAACCAAAACCAAGCCCACGGAGTTCAGTATTACGACCTGAAGCCTGCCATTCAGTTGAGTAGAGTCGTAGATGCTATATCGACTAAATACGGGATAAGCTTAAATATCACGGACGTAAACGATTACGACCTATTGTATATGTGGTGCCACCGAAGGGCTGGGTATATGTACAAGGACTTGACATACGCAATGCCGTTTGAGAAGATTGAAGCGCCAGACCCCGTTAGCGTAATTAGTCCAGATTGGTGGAACTACACAACAAGTGTGTTCACGCCACAGGGAGCAACTGGCTCAGGTAACGTATATCGTTTTGAAGTTGACATTACAACAACCTACACGAGCGATTACACTATTGGCCTATTCGTCAACAACGTGCTAACTGCTCAGGTTGTAAAGAATGGAAGTTTTGCGGGTTACGCATTTGAGAACATATCCATAACCAATGGTGAGTCGGCATATCTTGCTTTTCAGGCATCCACAAACGAGCCAGTTACATTTGACACGAATTTAATTGAGGTATCGCTTCAATTCGCTCCAAATACCGTCTATGCGTCGGCATACAATGCAGCGTCTCAATCCATAAGCGCCACTGTCTACGTTAGCGACTTAATGCCAGAGCAAAAGGTTACCGACTTCTTGGCTTCGCTTTGCAAGATGTTTAACTTGGTTATCATACCAACAAGCGAAACTACATTCGACCTATTGCCCTTGGGAGATTGGTACGCAGCGGGAACTGACCAAAACTTGTCGCAGTATTTCGACATCACGGAAAGCCAAGTAGAAAAGCCACAGTTGTACAAGCAAATCAATTTCAAGTACAACGAGACAGGAGCAATTACAGGCGAGCAATACCGACTCACGAATAACGTGGGCTATGGAGACCTTCGTTCTAACTTCGTGTTTGACACGGACGAGGAATTGGCGGTAGAGCCTCAGTTCGACCAAATGCTTTTTAACATATTGACAGACGAAGACGGTGGAGCTTTGACAAACATCCTTGCGGGCTATGCCGTCACAAGGGAACTGGAAACGTACTTGGGGCAGCCGTTCCTGTTTTACGCACCTGAGACCTACTTTATTGGAGACAACCCCGTTTCGTTTATTGACTTATCAAACACGATTACAGGTGACGACTCGGTCGAGGTAGACACCATTTGGTATTGCAACGCTTCATCTAAGCCTACCAACGGAGCAACAACCTATTCATTGAACTATGGAGCAGACATCGACCCCTATATATTGGCAACAGTTAACAACTCGCTTTACAACACATATTGGAGGGATTACGTCGTTGACTTATACAACCCAAGTCGTAGATTGGTGCGGGTTAGTGCTATACTGCCTCTGGGCAAGATTCTGAATTTCGACTTGAAGAACAAGTTGATTTGGAATGGTCAACGGTGGATTGTCAACACGGCAACATTTGCACTAACGACAGGCAAGGCAGAGTTCGAACTTTTAAACGATGTATGAAGGATAGTTATTTAGGTTACTTGGTAGAGGTTCTTAACAACGAACCACTCTTGGGCGTGTCGCACGAGGTGGAAATTGCCAAAGGCACCTACAAGCTCACGGAAGACACAATAGAGGAAAAATTGAAGATATGGCGGTTGTCGAAACTATAAAGATTGAGGGAGATGCCTCGGGTCTTGAAGATAGTATAAAGAAAATTAATGACAATGCTCAAAAGTTAAAGGCTTCAATAGAGGGCGTTGGTAGCGGTTTAAAGAGTTCCTTTACCGACGCTGGTAAATCAATAGATGAAGCAACTGGCAAAATAAACAATGCGAAGAAGTCATTTGAAGACCTGTCTACCGCAACAAAAAAGTCTCCTAAAGTTTCTATATCAGCGGACACCAAAGACTTGTCTAATGGTATTACTGAATTAAACAAGGAGACCAAGAAGTTAAATGAAACGATTGAGTCGGTTGGCAATACCGCTAAAAAGGCATTTGACAAAACCGAGAAGGCAGTTGAAGGAGTTCAAAAGGAAGTTGAGAAGACTAATGGTTCTTTCAAGGAGTTAGCCAATAGCGCAAAGAGCATCGCTCTTGTTTCGGTTGCACTCGATACGGCTAAGGAAGCGTTTATGGCTAACCAATCCATTGCAGACGTTTTTAACACGGCTCTTGGTGCGGTTCAGTTAACCGTGTCACGCATCTTCGATTCATTCTCCAAGGGAACGGCTTTGAACTTAGGCTCGGTTATTTCCGATGCCTCTGAAGTAGTCCAGTTAGAAAAGGAAGCAACTCGCTCAGCAGCCCAACGCACTGCGGTGCAGTTGGAGTACCAGTTGCTTGCCGAGCAGGCACGTCAGGTTCGGGATGATGAACAAAAGAGCATCGAGGATAGGATTCAGGCAAACCTACTTGTAAGTGATATTCTAACGGAACAACTTGCCAAGGAGAAGCAATTAGTACAGGCCTCGGTTGATGCAGCCGCCGCTCAGTTTGCCAAGTTGCCAAGCATCGAGAACGAGGTTGCCTTGATTCAGGCACGAACGGAACTTGTAGACATTGAAGAGCGTGTTGCTGGACAGAGGTCTGAGTTCCTAATGAATCAGATGTCGCTAAACCGAGAGCAACAGACGTATAACGAACTATTGCTAAAGAACGGAGAAATAATCGAAGGCGAGCAATCTGTAATTATTCAAATAAACGAGAATCGCAGAAAGGCACTTGATGACGAGTATAATGCCCAAGTCAAGATACTTGACATTGAGATTGAGATTGCCAGAACTCGTCTACAATCAGCCGCTGAAGGAACCGTTGCTCAACAAGAGGCCTACGAGGCATATTTACAAATAACAAGAGACAAAGGCATATTAGACGCAGAGTACGCAAGAAGCAGCAAGGAGCTTGACAGGGAGGTAAGCGACGCTCGTTATCAAATGTACAAGGACGGCTTGTCGGCAATTAGTCAACTATCTGCAGCATTTGCTGGTGAAGACGAGGAGAGCAAGAAACGTCAGTTTGAGTTTCAAAAAAAGCTATCCCTTGCTTCTGCGGTCGTTAGTGGTATTGAGGCCGTACAGAACGCATACAAAACCGCCCAAGCGTCTCCGTACACTATTGCCTTCCCAGGTTACCCACTTGTACAAGCGGGCCTTGCTGCTGCGTTTAGCGTTGCTCAAATAGCCTCTATTTCAAGAACGCAATTTGAATCAGCCGATACTGGCTCTATTGATTCTGGAAGTTCCGCAGCATCAGCACCGACCGTGCCTCAATTCAACGTGGTAGGCCGTGGTGGTATCAATCAATTAGCTGATTCGGTAAACGCAATTAACAACCGCCCCGTCCGCGCCTATGTAGTAGCGGGTGAGGTTACTTCACAACAGAACTTAAATCGTCGTAGAGCAAGAACCGCAACTTTTGGATAATGAAAGTAATTGAACTCGTCCTCGAAGATACCGAAGGACTAAACGGCATCAATGCCATAAGCATCGTAGAACATCCCGCAATCGAGGAGAACTTTATTACGTTGTCAAAAGAACACGAAGTACAGTTCGCCAAGCAGGATGAGGAGAAGCGCATCTTAATGGGCGCAGCCTTGATTCCTAACAAAACAATCTACCGCAACCAAGGCGGTGAGGAGTTTTACGTCTACTTTTCAAAAGAGACGGTGCGTAAGGCATCCGAACTATTCTTGATGCGTGGCTACCAAGGCAACACAACGCTCGAACACGCAGCCGAACTCAATGGCTTGTCTGTGGTTGAGTCGTGGATTGTCGAAGACCCGCAAAAGGACAAGACGGCTATTTACGGAATGGAGTTGCCTGAAGGAACTTGGATGGTATCTATGAAGGTAAACAACGAGGACGTTTGGACGAACTACGTTAAGACAGGCCGCGTTAAGGGCTTTAGCATTGAAGGCTACTTCGTTGACAAGCTGCAAATGGAATCCCACTTGGAGCGCATCGAAGAAGAGGAGGCAGAGTTCCTTCTTTCCAATATTATTGCCAAGATTAAAAAGGATGGCCGCCTAAAGAGCAAGAAGCGAGTCGAAATGGAGTCGTATACAGACTACCCAGAGGCCGTTCGCAACAACGCCAAGCGTGGCATCGAACTCAACGAGAAAGGCGGTAACAAGTGCGCTACGCAAGTCGGCAAGATACGAGCGCAACAACTGGCAGACGGAAAGCCTGTAAGCGTGGAGACTATTAGCCGTATGTACTCGTACCTATCAAGAGCCGAGGCATACTACGACGAATCCGATACGGAAGCCTGCGGTACTATTTCCTTTTTGCTATGGGGCGGGCTTGCCGCCAAGCGTTGGTCAGAATCTAAATTAAAAGAACTCGGTAAACTATGAAAGAGACTCCAAGTCGCACATCACCCAAGAACGGCAAGCGTGGTTGCCTGTGCAAAAACAACACCTACTCCTCCAAATGCTGCGATGGTTCGCTTCGAGCTCAGGGAGTTGGCCCTGTTAATAAAGCACCGAATTTGTAACAAAGTAAACCCAATTAAATTAGTTGAAATATGAAAGCGAGCGAAATTTTCACCAAATTCTTTGCGGAGCTATCCGCAGTAGAAGAAGAGGTTAAGTTGGCGCAAGCCAAGCTTGACAACGGAACTGTCCTCGAAGCTGAAGCATTTGAAGCAGGCCAACCCATCTTTATCGTTAGCGAAGAAGACCGCATTGCCGTTCCAGTAGGTGAGTACCTGATGGAAGACGGACGTGTTTTGGTCGTTACCGAAGAAGGCGTTGTTGGCGAAATCAAAGAAGCGGCAGCCGAAGAGGAAACACCAGAGGTAGAAGTAGAGGTTGAGGCCGCTGCCGAGCCATCTGTTGAAGACAAGATTCGGGAGGTAGTAATGCCCCTAATCGAAGAAATGAAGGCGGAGTTGTCCGCAATGAAGGAGGAGATGGGAGCTTACAAGAAGAAGCAAGAGATGTCTTCTGACGTACCTGCCGCCTCTGCCATCAAACACAATCCAGAAGGTTCAGTTAAAGAGGTAGTAAGCTTGTCGCAAAACTCGCCAGAGTCTGCCCTTGACCGTGTCCTTGCCCGTTTAAACAAATAAATCCAAATAACAAATGCCCACTAACACTTCTATCACCACGACGTATGCTGGCGAATTCGCTGGTAAATACGTTGCCGCCGCTCTGTTGAGCGCACCTACCTTGGACAAAGGCCTCATTGAGATTATGCCCAACGTACTTTACAAATCCGTTATCCAAAAGGTTAATACGGACGACATCTTGAAGGACGCTACTTGCGACTTCGACCCCACGTCTACCGTTACCTTGACTGAGCGGGTTTTGACCCTGGAGGAGTTCCAAGTTAACTTGCAAATGTGTAAGAAGGACTTCGAGCAGACTTGGCAAGCCGTTGAGATGGGATATTCTGCTTTCAAGAATGTACCCGCTTCTTTCACCGACTTCTTGATTGCTTACGCCGCCGAGCGTGTTTCCGCTCGCATCGAGCAGAACATCTGGGCTGGTGTTAACGCCTCTTCTGGTCAGTTTGCAGGTTTCCAAACCTTGTTCGCTGCTGATTCTGACGTTGTAGACGTAACTGGAACCACCGTTACCGCTGCCAACGTTATCGCTGAATTGGGTAAGGTTGTAGACGCTATCCCTGCCGCTTTGTACGGCAAGCCTGACGTTTACTTGTATGTATCTCAGAACGTAGCCAAGGCTTACGTCCGTGCATTGGGCGGATTCGGAGCTTCTGGTCTGGGTGCAAATGGTGTGAACAACCAAGGTACTATGTGGTACGGCTCTGAGCCTTTGTTCTTCGACGGAATCCCTGTTGTATTGGCCGAAGGTCTTTCTGCTAACCGCATCGTTGCTGCTCAAAAGAGCAACTTGTTTTTCGGCTGCGGGCTGTTGTCGGACAAAAACGAGGTGCGCCTGATTGATATGTCGGACATTGACGGAAGTCAAAATTTCCGCTTGGTAATGCGTATGAGCGCAGGCATCCAGTACGGTATCGGTTCCGACATCGTTTACTACGCCTAATCGTTTCTAATTTTCCTTGAAGGGGGTGGTGGTGTAATAACGCCCCACCCCTTTCTTTTTTTAACTTACTAAATACAAACAAAATGGCTTGTGCACTTTCCCTCGGCCGTATCGAACCCTGCAAGGACGTTGTAGGTGGTTTGAATGCGGTTTACTTTTTGAACTACGCAGACCTTACGGTGACTTATGATGCCACCAACACGGATGCTATTGACGTTCTCGGAAGCGGATTGACCGCTTACAAATACGAATTGAAAGGAACCTCCTCTTTCGAGCAGGCAATCACTTCGTCTCGTGACAACGGAACCACGTTCTTCGACCAAACTCTGAACCTGACCTTGCACAAGTTGAGCAAGCAATCACACAAGGAAATCAAGTTGATGGCTTACGGCCGTCCGATTGTTATCGTTGAAGACCGCAACAACAACTTCTTCGTTGCTGGCTTGCAGCACGGTTGTGAGGTTACAGGCGGTACGATTGTAACTGGTGCTGCTATGGGCGATATGAGTGGCTACACTCTGACGCTGAACGGCCAAGAGCCAGTTCCTGCGAACTTCTTGGACGGTACGTTGACTGCTGCTGGTATTACTACTATCGTTTCAGGAACCGATTTTTAATATATCTTTGAGGAATGAATAAGCCCTTAGAGATTATTAACCGAATGAACAAGGTCGAATTGGCGGCTATTGACGACTTGCGTGGTGACATCAAAAAGATTTCCGCAAAAGCATCAGAGGTAGCAGGATTCGTTTCCAAGTTCAAGCAGCTCAAGCAAGAGTACGACAAAATGGAGTCGACTCGTGCTTCGCTGGTAAAAGAAGCCCAGAGCTTGTCGGGTAAGTCAGGTGCCTCCGTTGATGCGGTTGGTCGTGATGCCGCAGCGTTGGGCGTGGATGGTCGCTCCATCAAGGAAGTACAACAATGGCAATCCGCCAACCTTGAATTGTTAGGAGCAGTTCAGGACTTAATCAATTTAGGAAAATGAGCAAACAAACAGTATACAACATCTTGGCTTCGGCAAAGAAGGAGCCGGTTAAGGTTGAGTTGGCTCTGGTTGATGACGCAAGAAAGATGCACGACTTAATCTACGAAAAAGTCAAAGCGTCAAGAGGCATTGATGAAGAGCTTCGTGTAGCAGCTCGGGCTATAAATGCTATTTTGGTAAGAGTAGATGCTTACATAAAAGATTTTCAATCTTTAGACAAGCAATCACAATCGGTTGTTGACGATATGAAAGCTGCTTTAGCTGCCGTTGGACTTGAGCCAAAAGATAGTTTTGAACTAATCAACCTAATTACGGCAAGGGTAGATGTTCTGCAAGCAATGGATGATTTTACAGATTACATTCAGTTCTACTCTCGAAAGTAAATTCAAACGAACTTCAGAAAGGCCACCTTCGGGTGGCTTTTTTGTTTGTAAGAAAAACAAAACGCCTGCCTTGAGTTAATTAAAAGATGAACATCTTAACAACAAGCGCATCGTCTCAAAACCTCGTTATCATTCCGAGGTCGTTTCCTGCTACGGTGGTTGTCAAGTTAACCAACGAGTCAACGAACACCACGCAGCAACAGACGAGAACCCCAACCTCCGCCAATGGCTATATGACCATTGCAGCGGCTTGGGTATTGGAAGAGGCCAACTTCTACCTTCTGGAAGTATTTAGCGGCTCGAACTTAATCTACCGAGGTCGGGTATTTTGCACCAACCAAACGAACTTCGAGAAGTACACCGTCAACTCAGGCGTGTACACGCAGGAGACGGCGGGAGATAATACATTTGTAATTATATGAGCAACATTCGATTCGTAGCAATGAACTCCTACGTTCGCCCCGAAATTAAAGAGGTGGCGAACAAGGGCTGGGTGGAGTATGGTGAGGACAACAACTACTTCCAGTATTTGATTGACAGGTACAACGGAAGCCCGACCAACAACGCTATTATTAACGGCATTATTGATATGGTATTCGGTAAAGGCCTTGGAGCAACAAACGCAGCCCAAAAGCCTGACGAGTACGCAATGATGATGTCCTTGTTTACCAAGCAGACGGTATCCCGTGTTTGTGCCGACTTCAAGATGATGGGCAATGCAGCCTTTCAAGTCATCTACAACAAAGACCATTCAAAAATCGTCAAGGTAGAACATATCCCCGTTGAGACCTTGCGAGCCGAGCGGTGCAACGAGCGTGGCGATATTCCCGCTTACTACTACGCTAAGAGCTGGGATGCCGTAAAGGCCCGTAAAGAGGAGCCAGTACGGATTGATGCCTTTGGAATGTCAACAAATGGTATCGAAATACTTTACATTAAGCCCTACAAAGCAGGATACTACTACTACGCACCAACCGACTACCAAGGTTCATTGCCTTACGCTGACTTGGAGGAGGAGGTAGCCAACTATCACATCAATAATATCAAGAACGGACTTGCTCCGTCTATGCTGGTTAACTTCAATAACGGAATCCCAACCGAAGAAGACCAAACGCTAATTGAACGCCGTATTGCCGATAAGTTTTCGGGTAGCTCAAATGCAGGTCGGTTTATCTTGGCGTTCAACGACAACAAGGAACTCGCAGCAACAATCGAACCCGTACAACTGTCGGACGCAAGCGACCAATACCAATTCCTATCTACGGAATGCACTCAAAAGATTATGGTAGGCCATAGGGTGACTTCTCCGATGCTTTTAGGCATCAAGGATAACTCAGGGTTAGGTAACAACGCAGAGGAGCTTAAAACGGCTTCTATCCTGTTTGACAATATCGTTATTCGCCCTTTGCAAGAAATTATCTTGGACGGCATCGAGCAAATCCTTTCTTTTAACCAAGCGTCTCTAAATATCTACTTCAAGACGTTGCAGCCTCTGGAGTTTAAGGAGGAGATTGTTGCTCCTTCTGAGGTGGTCGAGGAATCAACAGGCGTTGAGGATAGCAACTTTAGTTTATCCGCTGAGGTTACCGATGCAGAACTGGAGGAGGTATTCGACCGCCTTGCTGAGTTTGGTGAGGATGAAGACTTGGAAAACTTTGACTTGGTGGATGAGCGTCCTGTTGACTACGAGCAAGAGGCGTATTTAGATTCACTCCTCAAATTGAGTGAGTCGGCCAGCTCTTATATGGCGAATCTTGCCAAGACAGGCGAGGCCTTCCCAAACGCCAAGAGCGAGCAGGATGGAATCAGCAAAGACGGACGTAAGTACAAGATTCGTTACGCCTACGCTCCTAATTCAGCTAAGAGTAACTCTCGT